TGTTTGCATATTGTTCTGCAACAACATATTGTCTTTTTGAAATAGGAGTAGTCAGAGTAACCATTCCTGATGTACTTGATCTTTGTGCTCCTGCAGATGGTTGTGTTCCTGTTGGTCCTGGCGCAGCTGGTCCGCCGCCTGGTCCGCCTGCTGGAGGCGCAGAAGGTCCTCCACCCATTTTTGTAGCTGCAATAATAGCTCCTGCACCAATAGCCGCACCACCAACGATTGTTGCAGCACCCATAGCAACATTTCTTCTGGCTCGTATCGCTCCTATTCTTCCTGCGCGCGCTTGAACTTCTGCAGGACGTGTTGTTCTAAACGAAGTAGCCTTAGCAATCCTCGTTTGTGCTTCTGCAGCCTTTGCTACTTTTGAACCTGAGACTGTTGGAACAGCGCTTGGTTTTCTAGGACGAGATACAGCACCACCGGCTTTAGTAGGACCCTTTACACCAGTTAGTTGTTCAACAACTGCGTCACGGAACTCTTCGTTCTTTCTTATAAGATTGCGAATCGTATTTTGATTCTGTTCGTACAGCGTATTAGCAACAGAAGCCAGCTGATCTGTTACAGCAGGCATTTTATTATAGATCAGTTCAGATGTATCAGCAACTTTCTTTGCGCTGACGATTGTTTTTTGTAAAGACAATTCGAACTGTTTGTTTTTCTGTACGCCCAATTTCGTAGGAGCTTTAGGCATACCAGTCTTAACATCTGCATTACTATGGAACGCTTCTTGTAGACGATCGCTTACAGGTTTGCCCGTATCGTCTACAATAGTGCCGTCTGTTTTCTTGAAGTATGTCGATTTACCAATTTTACCAACAAGATCACCAAGAGCTCTCTTTCTCTTAGTCTTAGCTTCTACAGGCGCAGAGTCTAGAGAGGACAGAACATCAGCTGCGTCCTTCTTAGCTTTGTCGCTTCCCTTTTCTAGAATAGTGCGGAGAATGTCTTCTCCGCTTTCTTTCTCTGCCATTTATCGCCTTGCTTTTTCTTGTTCTTCTTTTAGTCTTTCTAGATACTCAACAAGCATTTTGACGTAGATATCCCTCTCCCACGGAATCATCCCATCTATGTCACTCAACGAGTATTTGTGATACTGCATTAACGAAAAGTTGGTCTGATAATAATTTGCCAACGTGTTATGAGAGAGGACTATTAAAAAAAATCAGACATTCCTTCTAATGTAACAGTATCTTCTTGTCCGCATCCAGCGCATTTGTATGTAAATGTATGTCGCAGTTTTGGCATAGTATTGATAAACTGCATAATCTTAGAAAATTGAGAGTTGTTAAGTGACTCTAAGAATTGTATTGCGTCCTGTACATTATCAGGCTCATAAACATTTTCAGAATCGTAAACGCTGATAATACATTTGGCTAACATTTCAAGTTCGTCGCGACCTTCAGAAATCAACTTGACGTCATTGATACTCGGATATCTCATCTCAACGCCTAGTTTATCGTCAATCTGAATCTTGTTTGTATGCCCTTCAGTTTTTTCTACTTTCACATTTTCTAGATTAACTTCGATCGGAGTAACAGCTTCGCAAGCGATACCCTGATAATTCACACCACCAGAATGGCGATACTCCAACTTAATCATTTCGCCAACAGACTTTGCTCGAATGTTGAGGAACAAATATTCCAAATCAAAATAAGGAAGTTTGTTTACATCAATATCTTCGCAACATGCTCCGATGACATCCTTAACTGCATCAATCATAGACAATGCGTCTTCAGATTGTGCAGCCATAAGCAACGCTTTTTCTTCTTTCACCAAGAATGGTCTAAACGAAATTCGTTTTCCAGACGAAGGTAGTTCTAAGCCAAATCGCGGTGTTGCAATCTTTGGTAATGCCATAAGTCACCCCTTACATACGTGTTCTGCTATTTCTATCCCTATCAAAGAAACTACGATTAGGAAATGTATTATTAAGTTCTTTTGTGTGATGATATCTTATTTCTACTTGTAGTTTTCCATAACCTTCATCACCCCATGCTAGTTGTATATCATTTACAGAAATAGGATATGCTTCTTCTAAAATGATTTCATTGTGTGCTTTATATCCTTCTGTAGATGTTCCGCTTTTATCAGAAGCATTTTTTACAGGATAAGAATATTGTACGATTTTTACTGTTCCTATTCCGTCTTGATAATACTTGGTGTCAAATGGTCCGCGCACAACAGAACGATCATAATTGGTGCGATAGTGTCCTACGAAGAAATCTTGCCAACGCATAAAGATTTCGCGCTCGCGCATGTCCTTCGATAAGATAATCGTCATTGTTACAGGTTGTTGCTGAAAACGATACGGGATCGCGCGCACGGGACCATGATACTGCTGATCTAACGTCTGCAGTGTGCGACCAGGCATATTCAGCGACTCAATACGAAAACGCATACCTTGATCTAAACCAAACGAGTTTAGAATATTAGACACAGCTCCAGTTCTGCTATACGACCCAGGACCTCCAAGAATAAGCCCTTCAAAGTGAGAAGTGTACGCTATACCAGATTTTGTAATGTTAGACGAAAAGTCTTCTACGTTGAATGGCATTGTTAGATCCTGCTACGACTATCCGCGTAGATTCGAGACTTGTTAGCTCCTACGAATCTATCCAGCGGTAAGAATAACGCCATTTCCCATTCAGTTGGCTCAATGTAAAAGAATTTTGTTTTTACTTGCGAAACGAGATATCTCTTGATACAAGGTTTAAAGAAACGATATCTTGATGCTTGATTAAGTATGTTGTATGAAAGTTTGAGCCGAGTAGTATCGTCAAGCTCTTTCGTACTGGCTACTTCGTACAACGCGTCCATCAATCTCGCTCGTAAAGGTGGCGGTAGATAATGGAGGTTAATTCCCAAGAAAGATCCTCCCGAAGCAGCGAAACCAGAAGTGCGTCCTGAACCGATTGGAAAAACGAGCGGATATCTATCATAGTACGGTAATTTACCTTTATTCTTAGGATCGTATTCAAAAAGATACATTCGCCCAATAAGTGGCTTATCAGTTAGTCTAGACGTCTGACTACGAATCATACGACTAGGATTAGCAGCCGTCATTGATCTAGCCTGCTGACGGAACCAGTTTCTTGAATCGCGCTTTACAGAAGGCGAATATCCAGCAGTTTGACCGCGTTTTAGTATTGTGTCGAATACGTATGCTACCACGCTAGATTCCTAATTCTTTTTCCGTAAGCACTACGAACTGCCAGTTGCGATTGTCGCAGTATTCTTTAGCTGCGTTCCACTTAGCCATATTTATTCCATATGTTGCGACTTCACGCAGATACTTCTTAGTTGGTTTTGAGCCGTTAGTTTTAGGAGTTGGTGGAACTGCTTGCGAACGCGGTTTGATCTCAATCATCTTAACTGTTATCTTACCTTCTTTATCGCGCATACGAATAATGAAGTCTGGGAAATAACGATGCCACTTACCGTCGAGCGGCGATCTATACGGAATGAATAATTCTTCCGATGCCCACTGAATAACATTATCATTAGTATCCAACAACTTCATAAATCTTTGTTCCCACGAGGAACGATATATTATCTTCGTAGGATCGCCTTTATATTTTTGCGGATTCTTAGGTTGGAATCGTCCTTTGTAAGTATTCATGCCTTATATGTAGCGGTATAAATAGCAATCAGAAAAAGGAGTCACAAATGGTTCTACCAGTATTAGCTAGTCTAGCCGCAAGAAGGGCTTCAATGAGCACTCTGTCTAGAGTCGCTGGATATGCAGCTCTAGCTGGGGCTGGCGTCGCATTCGCTGGGCTTGCTGGTGGTAATCTTGTAGGATCAAACCCTTTCAATAATGCTCGTCTAACATTCCCTGATGATTTAGAAACTAACGATCACTGGATTTCATTTGAAGCGATTCAAACGCAAGGTAGAGGAGCAGATATTATTTCCTCACTTGGATTAGGGAATCTGAGTGGAAAGTTTACGACTGGCGGCGGAATGGCGTTTCTTCCAATGCCGTCTAATGTTTCTACAGACTACAATCCAGAATATACTTCGAAAGAACTTGGTCCTGCGGCTGGGCAGGCGTTAAAACCATTCGATAGAGCCATTTACGGAAACAATGAACTCGGACAAGGCGCTCTTTCGGGTTCTACAATGGCTTCTGCGTTTGCCGGAGGTGTTGCTGGAACGGCTGTAGGAGCGGCGCAAAGAGTTGCGGGGGCTGTAGGGGCTGGAGACGCATTTGACGCTTTTCTAAAAGTAACAGGAGGTCTTGCTGTTAATCCACACAAGATTCTATTGTTTACAGGCGTTAATTTTCGCGATCATAGTTTCTCATGGAAACTTTCTCCTAAGAACAGATACGAGTCTGACATAATTCAATCAA